CCAGCTTTTTGATTTTGTATCTCTGTTCTAATAGTTTGTAAAATTGAACCACCATTAGTAATGGTAGGATAAGTTACTGGAATATTAATTGTAGTAGTAACTGTTCCTAATACATTTGAAATATAGTTACCAGTTAGTGCAAAACTAACGCTAGTTGTTGTAGAACTTGTAACAGTAAATGAAGTGTTTAGTGTGTTAACAGTTCCGGTAGTCTGTGCAGGAGAGAATCCTGAAAGTGTAATGGTAGAACCATTTGTGAATTCAACAATAGGTTGAGTAGCAAACGTAATTGTTGCAGTTCCACCAGATATAGTTATACCTGTTGATGCAACAGTATATCCTACGCTAACGTTAGTAGAATAAGAACTGCTTACGTATGCGCCGTTAGAGAATGTAGTACTTACCAACGATGGTGGAACTAGTGTTCCATTGACTACTATACCTGTTCCGTTTCCAGGATTAGGCGCTTGTGTTCCGACACTACCAACGATTCTAACAAAGTTTGCAACATTCGATGCAAATGCAGATGTTTCAGCTGAACCACCTGTATATGTTGTGTTAAGATATTGGATAACACTAGTTTGATATAATAAAATAGGTGGAGTATTAGAAATTACATCTGATACTAATGTGCCTAGATAGGTGTAAATTTGTTCCCAGAACGTAGGAGCATCGATATTCAAGATGCTTGAATATAACCAGTATCTTAAACCAGCGTAAACTGTTTGACTGTTACCGCCATACAGCATATCGTATGCAAGACTCCAGATTACATATTTGATATCTCTTTCACAACTAGTTCTGTTATAACTAATACTAGGGAAGTTTGCTGTAATGTATGCAATCAATTCTGCTGTGATGAATGGAATGTTATTAATTAACAATTCTAACGCGGCAGTTTGTCCAGTAGTAGTACTACCTAATAGCCCAAACACAGGAGTTGGAACTTCACCTGTTAAGATAATATCGATGATTGTAGTGAATAGTTTTTCAACTGTATTCAATGCACTTGGAGCCGCAGTTAATGATGCGTTCCAACTTCCGCTAGTTGTAATAGTGGTTAATAGTTGAGTCAGTGCGCCTACCAGTTCTGCGGCACTTAATGAAGTATTAGCACCGTCTGCAAAGAACAACGCGATTTGAATACTTTGATAGTTTGAACCAAAGACTAAGTCATAACATACTGCATCGAGTACTTGGCTGATATATGTTTGTGTACTTTGTACATTGTATCCAAAACCTAATAACTGATCTCTAACGTGGTTAACAGCATCGATAATTTGAATTAGTTGGTTATTAATAATGTTAGCATTAGATACGTTATACAACAAACTAGCCTGTGTAGTTACGTTGTAAGTAGATAAAGTTCCTGAGCCATTAGAAAATACCAAGTCATATGCAACACCGTTTAAAATGTTTGTTAGGATTTCTGAATATAATACTTCATCGAATGAGAATGAGTTAACGTATTTCTTGTTAAGGTACGCAATAGTTTCAGCTTGGATAAATGCCTTATTCTCTTCTAATAATTGTGTAACACCCATGTAATCGGTGTAACCACTATTACCACCAGTTAAGGTTGCAGATCTAACAGTAGATTTGTATTGTGTAGATCCAATTGTATACGCAATGGTTTGACGATATGGTCCTGGCTCTAGACTAGCAAGGTTGATTAAGTTTTCTGCTTGCAATGCGGCAGCGCCGATTGTTTTATAAGCATACTGCCAGGCACGTCCATCACGTCCTGCAGGAGTATTTCTTTGTAAGTCATCACCTTTAGCTGTGCTAACATATAAATTAACACCACTGAAGTATGTACTATTGTCTACATAAAATTTAGTTGCGGCTTGCAAATCATCACTGGCATTAGGAGTACCATAACCTGCTAATAATCCAGGATGGTCACTTAGTGTCAATGCACCAGTCATTGTATCGCCATCACGACGTACTGCATGACGTCTTTGAATAGCTTCAGTTGCTACATAATTTCCTTGCAAGGTAGGATCGTAATCGTTGTCACTATATTGTGGAGTAGTAGGTTCATCTCGAACTCGTAAGGCATTAACAACTTTACCAGTTGTTGTATCAATGCCTAGATAATTGTCTTGTAAGTAGCCAACTGTTGGTGTAAGATCTCGAATGGTATACTTAACACCAGTTGGATCGTCTGTAGTATTTCCTGAATACTCTGCACTATAGTTGTCTGCAATAGCTTCTGTAGGATATGCTAACGCAATAATACTATTAATGTGACGACCATTTAACGTTCCACCCAATATTGGGTTAGTGTCACTCTCGACATTACCAGTTGTTGAACTGATTACTAAGGTTCCGTTATTTGACGCATTGATAGTAATGTTTTCACCACCGACCACAGTTCTAGCAGTTAACGCACTACCTGCGTTATCTGACATAATAAGCTGATTAGCTTGATATGCAGGATTCGAAATAGTACCTTTAATTGTAGCAACACCTGTAGCAGAACTTGAAAAAGTAACGGTGCTAACACTAGCCGCGCTAACAACATAAGTTCCGTTGTAAGTACTTGGACTACAACCGCTAACAACAATATTTTGACCAGTTACATATGGTGATACAGTCAAGCTAGGATTGTTAAATGTAATGGTAACAGAAGACCCAGTAGATGCAATATTGGTAATTGAATATGCAGTAGTACCAGGAGCATCGGCTAAGTTACCAAACTTAATCTGACCACCTTCACCAAAAACTGCATAAAGTTCTGTGAAGTTCTCGTTGATTTTACCAAAACTATCGCGGATACTGTCGCCAGTACCGTCGTTGCCTTGTATACCTGTATTAACTATTTGTTGTGACATTATTAAACTCCAAAGCTAGAACCGCATCCGCAAGTTGTAGTTGCGTTAGGATTCTTTATGCTGAAACTGCTACCCATTAATTCTTCTTTATAATCTATCTCTGCACCCTGCAGATATTGCATACTCATGCTGTCCACAAGTATTTTGTATTCGTCGATTGGGATTTCGAAATCGTCTTCATTGATTTCTTCGTCAAGGGTAAAACCATAACTGAAACCGCTACAGCCTCCGCCTTGCACGAATGTGCGTAATGCTATTTTAGGATTGTTCTCTTCAAGGAGAATGTCCTTGATTTTTACTTTTGCAGACTCGGAAATAGTGATCATGTTGGCCCTCTATATGTTATTTATCAAAGGCATTTTGTAACCTTAATGTAAATAACTATATGTACTTAGGAACAGAATTTCAACAAACCCAGCACGTTAGGACTAGCAAACGTGGTACACACCACACGTATATGCGTAAGAAGACGGTGTTAATATTTCGTTGCGACTGCTGTCAGGGAATATTTAAACGAGACAAAGGTAATATGGATCCTAAGCGTTTAAACAATAATTTCTATCACGTTTGCAGTAATTGTGATGCTAAGAAGTTTGCTCAGAGCAAGGGTGTAGAAGCTCGTAAAGTCTGGGATATGCCAGTGAGTAGTCTTAAGACTATCGACCAGCTTTAAGGGAACTCGATATTCGCATAAAAGATATATCTAGTTTGATCGCCGTTAGTTATGCTGTGCGGTGATCCGGCATTGTTAAAAAACAGCACACCTTCTCCTTTTTTGCCCGAAGAAGTATGCATTATTTCTCCAGTAGTAGGATTGTGAAAATGCGTACCATTGGTATTATCTACTAGATTGATAATCATTTGAACTACGACATGGCTGTTATCGTAATGTTTCCCCATGCGAAAATTAGGCGGATCTTTAAATATAAATGGATTCCAGTGAGTTGCATCTTTATAGTAATCTAAAGATTTCCACCATCTTTCATTGAACGTATTGTGATCGTAGTTGTAAACTGTGTCAAGGAACCCAATTTTAAATTGTTCTGTACTTTGCAAGAATTCACTAAGAATCACGGAGTCGCCGTTATGTTGATTTCGTCCAGGTATTACTCCTTTACTAGTCCATATATCGTTTCTTGTAAGTTCAGGTAATAATGAATCGATATCGAAGTTTTGTAACTCCATATCCCAGAATAGTAAAGGCACTAGAAAATCTTTATGCATTATACGATGGCATTCTTTGAAAACAATATTCATAGATTTACTAAGCCAATTCTAGAACTGACTATGTTCCAATTGATAATTTTCCATTGATTGGCTAGATAGACTTTCTTGTCAGCTTGATAATCTAATGCCCAGGCATGTTCCCACCAATCAACTAGCATTACTATATCTAGTTTAATCTGATGATTTTTAATGGTTTTGATTGTGCCGTCCTTGGCTAGATAAACCCACCCGCTACCTTGCACCGCCATAGCTTCTTTTTGGAATTTATCCTTAAAATTATCAAATGTATTAAAATGTTTGTTGATAAAATTTAAAGCAATACCGGTAGGTTCATTGCCGCCATCAGGCTTCTTATACTGTGTAAACAACAAATCATGTAAAACCGCACCCGCTTCATTAAAGTCAGCATCACCCTCGCCTTTGTTAAAACGATCAACATACCCTTTATATAACTTACCGTAGTGGTAGTTTATAGTGTCTTCGCTAATGCTGGGTTCAAGGTCGTCCTTTTTGTAGGGCAATGGAGTTTGCTCTATAGTCTTAGGAGGTTTGCCTTCGTTTAGGCTCACATATCTAATAAAGTTATACATAATGGTATTTATTATAAATAATTCACGAAGGAGATTAACTATGTTACATCACATTAAAAAACTATTTGGCATTAAAAAGAAAGAAGAACCAGTAGTGGAAGTTCCATATAAAGTGGAAGTTGCACCAGTTCCAGCCGGAACACCATTGGTAAACGATGCAAGTAAAGTTGTTGCTATTGCAGACGGCAAGCCAGCTAAAGGCCCAAAAGTTGCTAAAGCACCAGCGGCTAAAA